ATCGACGCAACCATCGTTGCTGTTGCCCAGTCAGACAACTGGCTATTGTCAAACACGGCCCTAACACGGACATCGTATGAGCCAATATCGATTCCCGTCAGATCATAGGCCGTGCCAGGCACAGTTGCCGAAGGATACCAGTTGTTGCTGCCTTTGACGGCGTATTGAACGATGTAGCTCGATACAGTGCCAACCTCTGGCGGCTGCCACGCAAGCCGGAACATCGACTGGCCTGATGCCTTTGTCCAAATGGACTCGACATAAGACAACTGACGCGGTGCATAAGATCGATAATCCACCAGCGGAGCAATGCCGGTTTCAAAAGGCGGAATATCACCCTTGTCGGCCAACAATATTCCTGGTGCATCATCGACTAGCTCCACCCTCGCCGTCATATCTGACAGTGCTGTCACGCTCTTCACGCGGAGCACTACACTCTCGAGCCCATTTTCCCCGAACAGCGTAAGATCGCCCTGCGTTGGGAGATCGCCGGAGCCGACAAGTGTAAATGTGCGAAACTCGCCATCTACACCAGAGACCTGCCTAACGATGCTCGTTCCGTCATCAAGACGGAAGCGCATGGAATAGGTCTTGCCGGCCTCCATCTGGAATGTATCGTCGATGGTGACAGTGTCAGGGGAAGACGTCACCTGCGACACGCGCCCCGCGCCAAGCCCCCAGAGAACTGTATCGTGGTTGACGCGAACCCGATCGCCGCGCGTGCAGACAAGGTTCTCGAAGTCGGTCGTCAGGGTGTAGGTTTCGCGCTGGAGTCGGAGCTGCGCGATATGGTAGCGGCCGTGCTTCCAGATCAGATTTTTATCCACGACACCTGGCAAATCCAGGCCTTCGAACTTGGTGGCGTTGGCCTCGGTATAGCCGTCGTCATAGACGACACGCTCATCATTCAGATAGCCGTTATCCTTGTTGATGAACGGCACGCGAAAACCGTGCGGCAGATCAGCATATGCCCGAACAGATGAGAAATCCCAAGAATTGCGCGGCGAGAAATGCTGGACAATCGGCGAATCTTCGACATCCCAGACGACACCCCACTTGCCGTCGCGTAGCGAAACTGCGGCGCGCCCGGCGGCGGCTATCTGCTGAAGCTGATCGTAAACGGACTGCTGTTCGGTGGCCACAAGATTGAATGTGAAGCCCTTGACGCGGCAGAAGTCGTGCCATTCCTGCAGGCCAGCGATGTCGATCATTGCGTCTGCCACAGGTCGCGCATTCGCGTTTCCCTGAAGCACATGCCTGAAGTGATCTGCTGGATTGCTGGTTATCTGGTTGGCAAGCCAAGTCGTTCCGTTCCATGAACGAATACGAGGCGAGGCAATCAGATTCAGCTTATCTACGACGCCAGATAGCTCGTTCGTAGCCTTGATCCGCATCGCGATGACTGAAAGAGGCTTCTTGAAGTTGATTGCCGCTACCCGGCGGCGGCCTCTAAGTGCCGAAAAATAGACGGCCTCTGATACCTGATCATCTACGGTAGGGTTGTCTGGCGTAGATTTCCGCACCCGTACATCGTACTGACCGGAGGCTACGGACCATGACACGGTTCGTCGAACCGCCTGGCTCGAATTAGTGGTCAGAACGACAGAGCCGGCCGTGATCCACGCGCCAGACCCAGCCACAGCATACTGGACATCAACGCCGACAGTATAGTTAACCTTTTCGCCGTTCGAACTGCGAACTTGATAGACGCCGTTGGGAAACGAGACGTCGACAGAGATTTCTTGCACCTTGTCCGCGGTTGTGCGGGTGGTCCAACTGTCTGCAAATTCCATGAGGACGGATACGTCCTCTTCATAAACCGGCTGCGTGTAGAGAGTAGGCGGCGTGGTGATGTGGTTTTCAATAACCTCGATCGTGACGCCATCGAATTTGCTGATCGGTGTTTCGCCGATCTTGATGTTGGACATTGCTATCGGGCCATAGCCGACGCAGAACAACATGCGAAGATACTGGTCGTCACCGATGATTTCAGTGTACGGGCCAGACGCATACGGGGGCGAGATGCGATGTGTGCCGAAGACCGTCGGAATCGCGCCATACTGCGTCGATTCATTCTGCGCGCCACCGATTGAATAGAGTGTCTTCGTATTGTCCACGCCATTGTTCGGCTGGGCCGGCGGGAATAGCGCATTTACAATCATCGATCCGGCCATCGACAGGCCAGCACCAATCAGGCCAGTCGCAACAGTGAAGCCTGTTGTGCCTGCGGCAAAGCCGAACACGGCAGTTGCAAGATATGGAGCGACAACGGCGGCTACGAGCGAAATAATAGCGCCAAGAATCTTGCCGATCGCCTTACCGCGCGGCACTGCCACGACATTAATAGTGACGCCCGGCTTTACGCGGATCCTATCCCAGTTTGCGCGCTTGATCGCGTGACCATTCAGCGAGACAGAGAGCGCCGTTTTCTCCGGATGCAGTCCAGCCTTCTCGGCGCAATCCTCAATGATTTCGCTGATCGTCAGACCGGGCGACACGCTGAAATGCTTCTTTTCCTGCCGAAACGGCGAAGGGCGAATATACACATCAACCGTATCGGAAGGCGCAATGATTTCGCCGGCGTGGCTATGCGCCACGACGTTGCGTGCAACTATCATTTCTGGAACCTGTCTGGCGCCTGGCGCCCTAGTTGGCCTTCAGCCTGAAGTATCCGGTTATGCGTGAGCGCAACCGTATATCGTCCAGACGCGCCACAACCGAATGCTCCGGCCCCTCACTGTGAAGGATGCGACCGGATCCAAGGAATACACCAACATGCGAATTAAACCGTCCGGCCCTCAGCAGGACACCGTCACCAGGCACTGGGTCGTCCACCTGCACCCAAAGTTTCTCGATCTCGCTATCCATGAGAGGGCCGATATCGCGCCGATGGAAGTTTCGATCGTTCATCTCAGCTGAATATGAAGGTATAGGCGTGCCCAACGCATCGCGATAGTAAAGGTAAAGCAGCCCCCAGCAATCGGCCCCATCGTAGGTGCGGCCATGCGCTACATACGGAATTCCGACAAAGTCGTTTAGCGTCATTATAGGTGCGGCCAGCCGTTTATAAAAACATAGTCAACATTGTCTTGGATGGTACAATTGCAGAAATGTGGCAGCAAATCATGCCGTCCGGCCGTGAATAAGGTGACTGCGCATGGTCCAACCTCATCAATGTCAGCATCGGCGCTGTGAGCAACGACAATTGCTTCCTGCGGCAATCCGCGAAGCAGTTCTATCAATTCATTGACTGTCATTTTCGTCCCTCGCCTAGAACAATCCTGGGAATGCGCCCGGCGTAAAAAGGCCTGCCGGGTACGGCTCGTTGATTAGTGAATCGGCAATCAAGCTCGCTGATATGGTGCTTTCGCTGATGGTGACATCACCCAGCTGCAGCGACGGCATAACAAGCTCCACCTGATTCAGATCTGAACCAAGGACGATCTCGACCAGAACATCGGCCGGCGTAGAGATCGATCTCAGGAGGGATACTAGCGACCTTTCCGTGTTGTCCATAGTCAACTGGACACGCGGAGGACTGTCGCTTTTATCGTCTGGGAGCGTGAACTCGAACGGCAGGTAAAGGTATTGATTACTCCGGCTCGTCGTTCCGTAAATCAACGGATCAGATGAGAGACGCTCCGTTGCGTCACTCGATATATAGATTGGCTCCGGAATTTCTTCGTGCGTCACGGTCAGGAGACAGATGATAACCTCATCTGTCTCCTGCGCATTGGCCGCAGAGATAAACCTGGAAGAAACTGTGCGGCTCACGGTAGCACCTCAAGCGTTAGCGAGACCTGCCACAAATTGCCATCAAGAGAAGCCTTCGGAGACTCCTTGATTCGAACCAGAAGATTTGGTCCTCCAAGCCTGTCGGGGAACCAAAACGCCTTGGAGCGATCGCTGATGTCAACCGAGACGAACTGCAGGAATGCGCGGTACTGGTCATATGTCATGACCATAGTGCCGCTCTGCTCCCAGACGTTCGATGTGGTTCGCCGCCGGGCCTTCGCAGGCCCGATCGACACCTCTGAAAAAACGACGTTGTCAGGTCTGGTTTCCTGGTAGGACGGAACGATGAAGCGCTTAGGCAAGTTGTCGGGCCAGATTGCTGTCATCGTTTCGCCAGTCCATTCTTCAATCCGAACTGCGACTGCACGGCATTGCGCGAGCGCGACCCTGCTGTCGACATCTTGTCGGCGACCATCTCATCAACAAACACGTCAAGAGCCTTGCCGGATGAGGTCTTTCGCTCTTTTTTGGTGATCTGCGATCCACTCGAGTTGATGATGTTCACTTCGAACTTATCACCACCACCATAACCTCGGCCTGACGGAGCCACCGAAGTAGAGACCAGACCCCCCTTCGCCAGACGCGCAACAGATCCGGAGTTGATAGCGTCAAGAAGCCTGCGATGCTTTCGCGCCGAGGCGGCATTGACGACAAACTCTCCATCGGAGAGCATGGCTGGAATGCTGTCGCTTGTCGGTCCACCTGGGCCAGAAACGTGGCCACCGTCGGCATAGCCGCGCGTGTTGAACGCTGAAGATGCTGCGCCGCCTGATGTGATGCCGCCTCCGAACAGGCCACTCAGCCAGTCAAAGAAACCACCACCACCGCCACCGCCAGCAGATCCAGCTGAATTCAGGCCGCTGCCAAGCTTGCTAAGACCGCTTCCAAACTCACCGAGCCCTTGTGTGGCGTCGGTTGCAGAGCCGGCAACTTTTCCAAGGCTTGCGGCCGCATCTGTAGCGCGACGGGCCTGCACGCTCATAGCGTTGACCCACTCCTTACCAACCCCGTCATTAAGGTTGCCGGAGAGCATTTCTATTTGCTGCTGGCCGCTTGAAAAACGCGTCGCGCCAGTGGCAAAGCCAACATGCCCACCGGTCTGGCCGGCGCCGAGGCCACGGTTCTGCACGAGTACATCGCCGCGCAGGATCTGGCTCGGATCTATCTTCGATCCCCAGTTGAGGAACGAATTGGCAACGTTTGAGCCGCTACCTTTGACGCCGACTTGCTCTAGCGATGAATTTACGAATGCAGCGCACCAAGCCTGCTGCGCAGCATCTAGGTCGACGCCGCCCTGCTTCAGGAACGCGTTGATTGACGATGCGTTGGAGTTTTCGTTGGCACCGATGAGGCTAAAGGCCTTATCTACGGCGCCGCCGGCACTGGAAACAGCAGCCTTCGCAGTTGATGGATATCCTACGGTTTTAGCGGGAGTTGAGCCAAACAAGCTGCCAACTACTGCACCAACACCACCGCCACCGCTCGCCGCGCTAGCCCCGCCGCCAGTATTGCCGAGAATCGCATTGATCAACTGATCAATAAGCTTGTCAGCAATCTTCGAAATCTGATTCAGGGCAGCGTTCTGGATGGCGTCTGCGAATGCTTCACCGATATCGCCTCCATTATTAAGGAGGGCGTTCTTGAAATCACCGAAGAACGATTTCAGTTCAGATCGTGCATCCTCGATATTCAAGGATTGCCTGATCTGTCCGGCTTCTGGACTATTTAGATCCTCCGGTAGGCCATACTGACGCAGCGTCGTAGTTATCTGCTGGTCCTGCTTGGATAGCGAATTGTATCGCGCATCCATAAGCAGATCTTGCTGCAGCTTCGCCTTCGACAGCGTTTCCGAATACTGCTTGTAGAGTGCGACCTTCTTCTCGATCTCTTTGCGCTGTTCGACGCTGAGAGATCTTCCCTTGTCCTCGGAGCGCTGAAACAGATCGAGTGCGAAGCGAGCCGCGTCGGCATCCACACCATACTTGCCGAGAAGATCGGTTTCCTGCTGTACCTGCTGAATGCGGTCGTCGGCGGCCTTGAGCAGATCGCGATAGGCATTGGCTGCCTTAGTGGCAGCCGTCTCCGCCTTTTTGTTCGGCTCCTCGCCAAGCTGGATTGGCTTCTGGCCCGGAATAGGCACAGGAACCGGCAAGCCACGGCCAGTGTCTATCTTCGGGTTTCTGTTTTCTTCCTGCTGCTTATTGTAGCGATCTATCTCGTTTGGATCGGTAAGCAGCTTGCCATTGTCGGACAGAACCGGACCAAGTGTACCCAGCGTCGGCAAGCGGCTTTTGGGGAAATTCTCGCTGAAGTCCAGGTCGGACTTCAGTTTCGTGGCGCGATCCGAAGCCGTGCCAATCGATGTGGCCAGCTGGTCAAAGGTCTTGGCAAAATCGCCGACAGCCTTGACGCCAGTGATTTGCATCAGGTCAAGGAGCGCCGTCTGAACAGCCTTGGCCTCTTCTGCCGTGGCATTGCCGTCCTTTACGCCATTGCTGAACTTCTCGTAGGCTGTCTGCAGCGCTCCGATCTTGGCCGGGTCGGCGCCCTGATCGTTGAATGTCTGGAGAAATTCAGCATAGGCTGGCTTGCCGCAGCTGCTACGGCGTCCTTCTGCTCCTTCTGGTCGACAAGCTTCTGGCGCTCGTCTGCGTATTTCTTCAGTTCCGGAAGGACGCCGCCCCACTTGTCGGCGACTTCCTGAATAAGCTCAGCTTCCTTCTTTAGGGTTTCTTCGGACTTCGATCCGCCCTCGCTCACCGAAGTGAAATACTGGTATGCCGCGCCGCCTGCCGCGATAAGGCCGATTGTAACCAGCGAAACAGGGCTGACCAGGCTGGCGAAGGCCGCTCCGAGGCCAGCAATGATTTGCTTGCCTGTACCCATCGTCTGAAAGACGGACGCAAGCTGCGTGCCCTGCTGTAGGGCAATCGTAAGCGGCTTGCTGCCACCCTGAAGCTGTACGGCGATATCCTGAAACTGCGCAGCAATGTTCGCTGTCTGGAATGCTCTGCCGGAACTGTTATCGTTGGCGCCCATGCCTTTCGGCATTGAGCCGAGGGCGGCATTACGCGCCTTGATGGCAGCTGTCGATGCAAGGGCAGCCTGCCGCTCCTTGCTGATCGCGGCCGTCATCTCATCGGCGGAGATCGCGCCTAGGGCGTGGGCGCGCTTGATATCTGCAACGGTCGTCTTGTAATTGTTGAGCGTCGCAAAAAGAGGGTTGTATTGCGCCCTCAGCCTCTCAAGCTCCTTGCCTTGGTCGGCAAGTGCGCCAGTCCACTCCTTCGTGGCTTTTGTGCCGAGGCCCACCACACCGTTGATGCGGGTCTGGAGCGCAGTCGTCGAGCTATCGATCTTGGCGCCAGCCGCCTGATATTTTCTGGCAATCTGGTCAGTTGCAGTGCCTACATCGGAGGCAAACTTGGCAAGCCCGCGCTGGGCCGCAGACATGTCAGAGCTGACGGTAAAGACTAGATTATTGTCGTTGTCAGCCATTTAGCATTACCTTATATATAAAGAACCCGCGCTTGGCGGGTTCAAGGAGGGCAAAATTGGAAGGATGGCTGAAAGGACTGATCGCGTGCGCCTGCATTGTCGTCATTGCTGGCGGCGGTCTTATGGGAGCACAAAGGTACTCGGCATACAGCGATCGAAAGGAAAAGGAAGAATCGGCAGCTAGCTTTGCCAGGTTCCAAGAAATTTCGATACTGGCATCAGATGGGTGTCGATCTCGCGTTGATGAGCTGATGAAGCTTCATTCGGATGCGCCGATAAAAAGCAAAGATGACGTGCCCGATAAGCTGTCCAGCGATATAGCCACATGCATCAAGCAAAATATCATGTACCCATATGAGAAGCGCGAAATGGAAGATGCTGCCCTTTTGGGGATATTCAGCACCTAACCATACTTGCCGATCAACGCTTCGAGTTCACGATCGCTTGGTGCCGCGGTATCGGTATCTTCGATGCCCTGCGCCTCGTTGTGTCCTTCGATACCGTCGAAGAACTCAGTCAAGGTTGCTTCCCAAAAATCGGCTGGACGCCACTTCAGGCCGCCTATCCCGATGCGCATCCACTGACGCCATGGGAACGGGTCGTCATCCAGCCCGTCCGTGTCATTTTCGTCTACGCCGTCTCGTCGACGGCTTCGACGTTTCCCTCATCACCATCGAAATGATGTGCCAGGATAATGGCGAATGCTGCGGCGCAGGCCGGGAAGTGCTTCAACTTCAGCTTCGTGATAGCTTGGATCCTGTCGCCCTTTACTGTCAGCAGTTCAATGCCTGCGACAGTAGCGGCAGCTTCAACGCCCGAGAGGCGCAGAAAAAGGTCGTTCAGCGACTTGCACTGCAGGCGGGTAGATACGGCGGAAAGGCCACCCATGGTGGCCGCGAGCACGAGCTCGACGTCGTCAATGACGAGACGCGCTTCGCCGCGCGCCTCGTTGACTGGATGCTTATATGCAGTTTCTGACATGCTTTTCTCCTCTTTTATTGCTTATTAGGGTTCTACGGTGAAGGTCAGAACATCAGCAGCCGTGAAGGTCGCGCTGAATTCCATGTTCGGCTCGACATCGCCGGAGGCGGAGAAGTCGGTGACGAACCACGAGCCGGAGAACGTTCCGAGGCCGGGCACGATTACCTTCGCGTTGAACGGAAGCGCGTTGATGACCTTCGTCATGAACGCCGACATATTTGCGCCGGCAACGTAGGCGCCGGATCCGGTGAATGTGCGGTTGGCAATGCCTGGGCGGGTCGTCTTCTGCACCACGTTGGCGGGATTTGCGCAATCCGGGATTGTGGTGTCGACTTCACCTGCCGAGAGATTGAAGCTGCGGGTCTTGAGGCCGCAAAGGTTGGTGAATACTTCCGTCGGGGAGCCGCCGTCACCGATTTGAATGAGCAGGGTTCTGCCAAGAACCTGACCGACTGATGCCATAATAGTCTCCTGATGTGGTGTTAGCGCGGTTGGCGCATTGGTTGTCCGCCGCCCGCGCTATGCAGTCGGCTTTTCGACGTTGGCCACGAACTTTATGACCGCGTGCGAAGTAAGGCCGTCGGGATCGCGAAAAACGTCCGTCTGACGGTGAATGATGGAAATTAGATGGTTGGTAGGCAGTGTTATCGGCGCAAGATGCACGCTTTCGACGACCGCGTCAGCGATGCGCTTCACCTCTGGAAAACCCACCGTTCGCGACCATGCGTGCATGGTCAAGTAGATCTTGCCGCCGCTTACGCACGTAGCGTCATCACGCAAAAATTGCGCTTCGCCGATCGTGAAGTAAGGGAAGGTCGCCGTCACGTTGCCGTTGGTATCGGAAGGCGGCTGATCATAGACCCTCGAGCCAATCAGCGTCACGAGAGTCGCGTCTGCCTTCAGGCGCGAGACTATCGCGCCTTGAAGCTCAAGGTCTGGTGATGCCATTGGTTATTTCCGGTTGAACTCGCGAAAGGCCTTGGCAATGGCGGCCCGCTTCATCTTGTTGGCTGTTGCCTGAAAACTTCTCCACACTGGGAAAATATGAGGTTGCGCCGCAGTGCCGGGGTGCATGTATCCGACGCCCTGATGGAAATTAGATCGACCCTTTACGGTGCCGCCGCCACTGGCCGTGTTGTGCGGTGCCGTTCCATACTCCAGCCACCTCCAAAGATAGGAAGCGAACAAGCCGGCGGCGTCTTTGTCCTTGGTTGGATTATTGCTGAAATCAAGCGCGTCCGGATGATCCTTGAGGAAGTCACCATGCAGCGATTCCGCATATTCAAGCGTCGCTCCGCGAGGGGCGACATCACGAATTCTGTCCGCAGCCTCTTGCGCAATCTTCAGATTGGCGTCAGCCGCGTACTCGATGGCCTTGGGGACAACTGCCTTCAGGTTTCGCGTCAGCTCGGCCCGGCCAGTAACCCTCACCTTCAGAGCCATTACGTAGCCACCCCTTGCACGGCCATCATGTCTAGATAGGCGTTCTTCTCGTCGAAATTCGCCACAGACGTGATGTTGAAAATGCGCGATGGATTGCGCGCGTCGACGGCTCGCCACGCCGTGGTGACGCTACGCGCGTCACTGCAGCTGCGGATCTGTATGACGAACGGCTGCACACCGGACAGACGCGAAGCGATTACCGGCTCGCTGCCCTTCAAGGGCTTGAGCTCGGCCGCGGCCGTGAAGACTACAACCCAATCGCCGGCCTGTTGGTTGCCAAACCCGTCGTCGACGAGTTGGCGACTTTGAAAGTGCAACTTCTCGCGAAGCCTTCCGGCGCCTTTAGTGTCGGTCATCGCCCGCCTGCCTTTGGTGACTTGCGACCAGCAGGCCGATCAACGACTTCGGCGCGATCGCCAGCTTCTTCGGCGCAAGCCCTCGTCACGAATTCAATGGTGCCCGCTTTGTACGCGAAGGTAACGGCGGGCGTCGCGCGCCAGTCGAAATCAGCGACAAAGCGAACCCACATTAGAGCGTAACCCCCGGATCGATCGGCGAGATTGCCAGAACCGTCGTAGACTTCGCGATACCAACGAGAACCGGATCCATGCCGGTCGTCAGGTCTGCGCGGGGGCATATACCACCCGGCGTGCCGCTCAGCCAATAATCCTGGCCAGCAACAATCGTGGCGCCAATGGTGATGTCGCCAGACTTCTGGATAGCAACCGGCTGACCGGTCGACGCAGCGTTGAGCGCGATTCCGTGAACCTGGCGCGTGCCGGTGCCGTTGTTGTCGGAAAGCATCCAACGATTGTTCGTGGCGTTCAGGTATATCGTCTTGCCGGCCGCGATGGTCTCGCCAGCGATGCCAGAGTCGATGCCCGCATTGCTGCCCGGAAGAACGTTCGCGGGTGTAACTGTAATGTCTGTCATTGGTGTTCCTTCTGCCCTACGCGGGCCAGTTTCTATGTGGATTAGACGCTAGAGAACGAAGATCGCGATCTCAGATGTGCCCGCGACTCGGTCCACAAAGATTCCGTTGGGGCAGTCGATTGCAGGCAATGTGACGGTCTGCGATGCGTCGGCGCCGATCTCGATAAACGCTACGGCAGCGCCAGCGGCGCTAGTTCCGTTGCGCAAGATGACGGTCGCCGCCAGCGGAGATCCGGCGCTCTCTCTAACCGAATAACCGGCCAGAGTTGCCGCTCCGGTGGCGGCCTGAACGCCGGCGGTCCCGGATGCTACAGCGATGCTTCTTGGCATTACGCGCTCCTAACCATGACGTTTACGTCCACAGCGTTGGGCGCGATGGCCCATAGTTCATCGTCGCGCAGAACCTGCGTATGGAATGTTCCGGTGCTGTTGGCGAACAACTTCAGGCCGTTTGAAACGGTGACTCCGGGGCCGCCGAGGTAATAGGTTTCGTTCGGGTCTATGTTGACCCAAGCGTCGACGTCGCCAACCTGCGCAGCAAGAAGTAGAGTCGCCGTGTTGGCCGGAAGGCTCACGGATACATTGCGAAACGCCATTGGTGGTCTCCTGCGGCCTAGCCGCGTCTATGATTGCAAAGCAGTGCGTCAAAGGCCGACCAGCTTGGCAGATCTTTGTTTTCGCGCTGCTCATAGGCGTCGGCGATCCAAAGCAGCATTGCATGCTTGATGGATGGAGGTAGCGCCCCATACCCCACCACGGCCGTCAGCTTGATGCGCGATCCATTGCGAGGAGTTGGCCACTGCTTGCCGTAAGCGGGCACGATAGATGCCTCAAGGCCGTCTAATCGTTCCTCGAAGTCTGCGGAATTGACGGTGGCGTCAGTGCCGTCGGTCGCTACATAGGCGATTGACGTGACGGACTGAACCGGCGCGATCGGCAGTCGATCGAAATCACAGAACGTGTCGCATTTTACCTCGACGGTCTGCGTAGCAAGAGGCGTGTTGCAATACTTCTCGACATGATCGCGAGCCGCCGAAATCAGGGCATCGAAAAGCGCGTCATCGTCACTGTGTAGAACAACGCACTGGCGCTTCGCCTCCTCTTTCGAGACAGGCTCACTCGGCGCTTGCGTTACCTTCGGTGGATACCACATTCGCCCTGCCCTTCTTGATCTTTGCTGGCGCTGGTTCAGCGTCAACTTTTTCGGCAAAGCCGGCGTCAACTAGGCGCTCGGCCTCCGCGTCATCGAATTCACGCTCGTCGCCAGGCGCCAAGTTGAATTCCGGGCCGGAAAGACCGGCAGTCATTTTCAAAAGCATGTCGCCTCCTGAAAGGTGAAGTGGGCCGGCCTAAGCCAGCCCACTCAAATAATTACGCCTGAGCCAGATACTTGACGGATGCGGTGTCGAGCAGCTCGCCGTCGAAGCGGATGAGGCCAGCGATACCGAGATCCGGCCAGAAACGCTCGCGAAGAACGCCGATCACCGGAGAGCCAACCTTGCGGACCCAATACTTGCCGAAGTCGCCAAACAGGATGGTCTTGTTGCCGGTCGCGATGTTGGCCATCGCCTGGTTGATGACGTAACGGTAGCCGAGCAGCGTGCCAGGTACGCCTTCCTTAACGTTGCCCATCTGCCAGAGGTAGTTGCCCTGGCCGTCCTTCAGCTTGCGGATGGCCGCCAGCGTCAGGTCGTTGAACATGAAGCCGACCTTCGGCGAGATGCGGTAGGCCGGGTCAACAGCGTGCGACAGGTCGATGATTTCATCGGCGGCGATCGCAGTGGCGGAAGCTGCAGTCTTGCCAAGGGTCGAAGCGGTAACAATACCGTTCGGCGCATTGGTGCCGGTACCGGTCGTCAGCTGGGCGTTTGCAAGGCGGCCGAGGCGCTCACCGAGCAGGTCGGCAAGCAGGGTTTCCATATTGAAGATGGAATCCTGTGCGAGCTGCCAAGAGAACTTCACGAACTTCGTGTTGAAGTCGTAAGCCTCGAGCTGCTTCTGGCCGAAGACTGCGTCAGCCGAACCGTCGTCGGTCAGCGCCGTGCCTTCTGTGCCCTGAACGCCAGTCTTGCTGGTGTCGTCGGTCGTCGGGATCGGCAGCGCGTTACCGGAAGTCGTGTTGAGCTCGCTGACGATGCTGCCATCGTACATCGGGCCCCATGCCTTCATGGAACGAACCAGCATGTTCTGCAGTTCGACCGGGACGGTGTAGCCGCCGGCAGTGTTGGAGCCGCCGGTCTGAATACGCTTTTCGATGTTTTCCGTGCCGGCGCGAAGAACCTTGCGCTCTTCACCGTCAAGAGCATCCAGGGATGCGCCACTGGCGAGGAACTTGAAGAAAACCTCGCGGTATTCAGCCTTTTCGCCGTCGTCCTGGCCGCGCTGGACATCGTCGCCAGAAACTGGGCGCTTCTTGGCGCGCTCTTCAGCTGCACGAGCTTCGAATCGACCTTCAATGGCAGCCAGGCGCTCTTCGCGCTCAATCTG